ATCTTTTCACGCTCTAACTGAATTTTTGCCATCGCGATCTGGTTATCTGCTTGATCCTTAGCCGCCTTGCGCTGTAAGTCTTGCGCTTTAAGCTGAATCTCTTGCTGTTGCATCTGTACCAACGGGTCTTGGGCAGTCTGTTGATTTTGCTGAGCCTGTGCAGCTTGTTGGTTTTGTTGTAAGAGGTGCTGTGACGCTTGAGCAGCCAGTTGAGATATCTGTACTTCCATCTGTTCTGGGATCGTAACTTGATTGTCTTCATCATCTTTTCCATAACTAGGGACTTCGGTTCCCATCGTAGCTTCAAGTTGTTTTCTGTACTCATACCCTAAATGCTCCGCTATATGTGCTCCCATAGCTGATTGCAATGCTTGCAGTGCTTGTGGGTTTTGTCCCATTGCTTGTTGAAGAACTTGTTGAACTTTAGGATCTTGCATAGCTGCTGTATGGACAGCGATATGCGCTTGGTGGTCTTGGTACAAGAACGCTTTAACAGGCTTACCTTTTAATATATTTTGGTTTTCTGTTACAGGATCTCTAGGTTTCATATCATCTTCTAGAGGTACTAGCTTTTGATAATTGGGTATGCCCAGTACATCCAACATTTGCCGATGTAAGTACGGAAGATTATAAAGTTGTGGTGCATTTTGGGCTAATTGTAAAGCCGCTTGATACTGTACAACTCTTTGAGCCATTGTCGCTGCATTAGGATCTGAGACTGGGAGTACATACACCAAATCATAATCAGTTCTTTTAGCATGACGGCTACCTTCTGTAGGTTCATAATCATAGTCCTCTGGGCAATACTCTTTAATAATATCTCGTAATAAAACAAACTCTTGCTTCATCGAGTAGTGGATACGTGCTTGTACCGCACTCATTACTTTTAAAGTTCTTTCTAAAACTGCAAGTGTAGTACCTACAGGAGAGTTAGCTGACATATCAGATACAGCTAGATCAGCAGCGCCTGCAAAGGCTTTACCCTCTTGAATAATATCCCCTAATAAAGCCATTAATGTTTGACTTGGCTCTTTATAAGGTAGATTAAAAAAGTTGTCTCTTATAGTCCCAGAGGGAACATCGACATCGCGCCACTCGCCCGGAGCAATAGGTGTATCATCACCTTTAACACGTAGTCCCCTAGTTTTATAACCCCCCGGTAAATTGCTAAGAGTCCCCGAATCAACCAACTGGCGCAAGATTGAAGTACCAGACTTAGCAAAAGCGCCAATAAGGTGAATGAGCCCAAAACAATAAAAACCAAAGCCGGGAACATACCCATAATGCACAAAATGATTTCGTTTTTTAGGAGATTTTTCATCTTTAGGATCCCAATTTCTACGTATAGATAGTATAGTAGCAGTGCCTTTATCAATAGTTACAATATAAGGTAGAGCAATTCCTGTTACTTCTTTAGTTTTAGGGTCTTTATGCTCAAAACCTTCAAGGTCTAAGTCAATATGCATCTCTAATAACTTAAAGCGGTCATCAGTAGTAGCTCTAAAACCTAATTTATCTGCTATCTTTTTCTCAATGTCGTCCATAGTATTACTTGGGTCGCCAAGATCTACATCTCTATAGAACCCTTCATACTGAAGTCTACGGATTTCATTTTCTGTTTTACGCATGACATGAGTTACACGCTCTGCACTTTGAAGATCTGAAGCACCATAAGGCACAACAACATCTTCAGCAGGGACGTACATACTAACTTGGCGTCCTAAATAAGGATCAAAATACACCTTTTTAAACGCATTACCTGCTAAACCTAAACCCCATAACATACGCTCATGCTCAGGCCTAAACTCAGTCATAACATCAGTTAACTGATAGTTCATATCATCTTGAACACGTTGAGCTGCTTCTTTTTTCTCTGGTGTTTCTTTACCAATTAATTGTGTTTTAACGGGGCCAGATGCAGGGAATGTAGCTGTAATAGTTTCAGCTTGGAATTTAATAACCGCTTCGGTTAGTAGTGGGTGATATACACCACATGCACCTTCCCAAGGTTCTGAACGCTCTTCAATCTTTAGACCTAATAACTCAAGCCCATCGACATATGTTTGCACCCAGTCTTTTCTGGCACCTATATCAGATTCAAAATCAGCAATAAGCTCTACGGCTAAAGAGTCAAGGACATTATCATCAATTTCTTCTGCTAAGTTACTAGCAAAGTCTTCATCTTCACCGGGCTCAATCTTAATTTCTGCCCCACCTAAATGGAGTGTAACTGACTCAGGATCTTCAATTTCAATCTCAAGTGGGTCTTCCATTTGGCCTATCTGCTCTATGCCTTGTGGGGCTGGATTCATACTTTTATCTATCATTTATTTTCCTTAAAATAAGTGTCTTTCTGCAAACTGGGTAGCAGGTTCTTTATGATCTTTAACAGCCATACTTACCCCAACCGTAGCTATTAGAAAGAACAAAATTATAGCCCGCATAATATCGTCAGGATGCATTGGCTCTTTCATGTCATATCGCCAGTTTTTTGAACCAAGCTACAGCCAACTCAATAGCTAAGTTTAATGCCCAACTACCGATTTCTTCCCCAACATGTTCAAAGTCTGATAGTATGGCTGCTTTTTTCTGTGAGCCTGTTAAGTCTTTAGTACTCATTACACCCACTGCATGTTTGATATCTTTAAAAATATCACCACCAACCATAAGTGCTGCAAACTCTTCTATCGCTATTCTTTCAACTGACATGGTATTACCTCTCTACATTTAATATTAAATAAAATACCGTCAGGATTACTGAGGGCTTGTTCTGTTAACTTTTTATTATATACAGGTGTTACGGATGGTCTGCATATAAAGTCTGTACAACCACTTAATAAACTAATAATAAGCAGCTTTTTTCCTATACTTATAATATATGTCGTCTTCATCTTTATCATCACTAGGTAGCCTTATGAATCCACCCTGCCTAAAACGCATTAATGCTAAAGTTGTAGAATCCACTAAATCATCGTTTGCCCCTGATGGAAAGTCATTACACTCTTCCATAACTTCCTTAGCCCACCTATGTTCTGGCGCCCATACTATACCCGATGCAAATAAGTCAGATACTGAGTTAACCCTACTAATTTTATCTTGGCCTTTACCCGGTGTAAATTCCGCTACAGGTACACCCATTCTTCTTAATTCTTGGTAAAGAGCTGCACCATTAGATTTTTTCTCTACTAAAAAGGAGTCTGGTTCCCATTCTTTATATGTCTCAAGTACAAGCGTTTTTAACTCAGGAAACTCTAACCGTTTCTTTATAGCTTCTAAGAGTATTATATTAAAGTTATTTACTTCTTCGTTGAAGAACACACCCCACACGGTTAATGCGTTAAAGTCCGCACGGTTATTAGTTTCTTGAGCAGCATCTAATGCCATTATGGTAAACTCACACTCAGGTGGTCTATCTTTGTCCCATATTTGCCACCATTCTCTTTTAATAAGAGCACCTTCTTCTGACGTAGGTTGTTGCAAATACTGTGCGTTCCAATACCTTATATCAATAGCTGCTTTAATAGCTAATAGCTGCTCAATTTTCCAAAACTCAGGCCATAGTGGTGTATCATCCTCTTTAATAGCAGGAAACTCAATTACTTCCCATTGATCTACACCTTCTTCTCGTTCCATTTGAGTAAGAATCTGTCCTGTCAGGTCTAGTTTAGACCATCTAGTCATAACTACAATAATAGCTCCACCCGGCATTAACCGTTGAATAGGGCCTGACTGGAACCACTCCCAACTTGGTAGGAATACGCTGGCTTTGTTTTGTTTAGCATCTTGCTCTGAATGTGGGTCATCAATTATAAAAAGATCCGCGCCACGGCCCGCAAGAGCACCCCCCACTCCTATAGCGAAATACTCACCATTAAAATTTGTGCCCCATCTAGAGGCAGATTTCGAATCTGACTGTAGCTCAACTTGTGGAAAAATGCCTTTATATTCATCTGAACCTACTAAGTTTCTTACTCGTCTACCAAACCCAATAGCTAAGTCTGCAGTGTGAGAAGCCATAATAATCTTCTTCTGCGGGTGTTTACCTAGAAACCAAGCTGGTGCTAAATATGATATCAACTCCGACTTACCATGACGCGGTGCAATGTTAACTACAACACGCCGTTTTTTACCAGCAGCTATGTCCTCAAATACTTGGATCAACTTTAGGTGGTGTGGGCCTACTTTATAGTCTGGATATACGTGTTTTATAAAATCTAAAAATGAATCTTTACCTACCTGTTGTGTTATAAACGCCTCATATTCCTTTAATAACTTAGCAGTTTCACGTTTTTGTTTTTCAGGCATAGTAGGTAACGCCTGACGTAGTTTAAATAGATCCTCAGCAGTTAATTGTATATTAGCCATTATTTTCTAAATAAACGTGTTTAGCCTCAACATCTATTACTCTGTTTTCTATATTAGATAAAGTTTTTAATAATTCATGTTCTACTTCTTCTATAGACTGCATCTTAACTGTAATTTCGGTTCGTTTCTTAAATGCGTCTACGCCGTCTACGTCGCCTAAGTGTTTGAGGGCGGCAATTCTTGTTTTGCTGTCAGACGTAGTTTCGATCTCAGATATTAACTTATTTATTACATACTGTTTAAGTATAGATAGATCATCAACCAACGACGTGTTCATTTGGTTAACCATTCCTGCTAGGAATGCGATGGTTTCATTTGGGTATTTGGCAAACTCAGGACGGTATGAGGGATCTGTTGCCATCTTTTTAGCTACTTTTTCAGCTTGGTCATATTCTTCTTCTGTGGGAGTTATGACGGTATCTGATATATCAGATAAAAACTTTATGACATTTGCTCGCATATTTAGCTCTTCTGACGGAGTTAAATTAGGAAACGCTTCTTTAGCGTTAGCAGGCAATGGAATGTTTTCTTCTATATTAGGTATGTTTAACTCTGTCATATTTACGTAAAAGTAAAATGTTTTGCTGAGCTTAACACATATAGAAATTTTTTGCGAAATATTTTTTAGTCAGGCTTTTGTAAAGTTAGTGGGAGGTTGTCCTAGTGAAAGTGGTGTAGTGATTTGAGCGTATTAAAGTGTATAGAAGAAAAAGGGTACCTAATTGAGAATCGGGGGCATAGGGGTCAAGCTGTTAGGTATGGCTAATCCCGCTTTTTAACTAAATGCCTAGTATAACTTGACTTAAGCCATCATGTATGGTTAAATAGAACCATGTTAACCACTTCGGTTAACCTTAACGGAGAAAACGTAATGCAAGATAAAGACGCAGTAACACAAATGGTATTAAGAGCTATGCTAAGCGATGATGGAGATGAGTTCATGCTCTTAGCACGTGAGATGGCATCTGATATGACAGACGCTGAATTA